CCCATTAATCTAACCATTTTTAAGCTTTGTGTAAATCTGCCGCGTTGGAAAAAACTTTCTACTCTTAACACTCTATATATTCCACTAAATTTTGAAATTGAACTTGTAGTTGCAAGGTCGTACATTCCAGTTGATATATCAATATCTACCGGACTTCTAAAATTAACTATAACATGAACTTCTCCATTTTGATAGTTCATTGACCCGTCAGCTGTGATGTGGGGATTGTCTGTTGATACTGCGCTGTAGTTGCCCATGCCGCTGTCACCAATAAAATACGGATCCCCTAATATAGTTAAGTTAAGTCCAATCATGTCAACTCCAGAAGTGATTACATCGTGTAGTTGTCTAGAAGCTATGCTGGCGTTGTCGTCTATACCGCCACCGCCTTTATATGCGGTTTGTGTAAGAACTCCATCTTTTACCTGTGCTTGAGGAATAGAATTAGGACCGGGGGCTTTGCCTGGGGCACTAGCGTTGCTTGGATCATCTGCTGATTCTGCGGCACCGCCTGTATTCTTTTTAGTTTCTAATCCGGCATTATTTCGTCCACTGTCTGCACTCAACGACTTGTAAAATCCTGCTTTAAAATCAATATCCCAGTCTATAATGTCTGTATTTTTTCCAGTATAGATATAGTTGTACTCTTTTAAAACTTTAAGTTTGGCTTCTTTAGTTCCTGGAAGACCTTGGTTAACTGGCATGAATGCGCTGGCGTTAACAGAGTATGGCACTACTCTGTACATGATTAATTTTGGTTTGACACCAGTTTTAGCAATGTTAGCATCTGTGGGAATATTATAAAGATGTGTTTCTATTCTCCACCACTGTATGTTGCCTTCTTTGCTGAGCTGTTGTAGAGCAGTTCTTCCATACTCACTCATAATAATAACTTGATTAATAGCATTGATTACATCTGTACCTTGTGCAAATTTAAACACACCGTCTGACGGTTTTATTTGAACATTGCCTCGTTTATAAATTCCTGTCTGCTCATCATAGGTAAGATTGTCTTTGGCAAATGGAGTATCTCCTCTATTGTAAAGATTAAATCCCATGGTACTTTTGCCAACATCATTGACTGTGCCATCTACTTGAATCTGTGTTTTGTTCAGCTGACCTTTACTGGTAGTGAGTCCAAGTTTAGCAAAAAAATCTCCTACTACAGGTGCTTGATTAGGATTTACAGTAGCTTGATCTAGTGTTGGTGGTGGGGCATAATCTCCAGTTTTAAGATCATTTGGAAAACTAATTAAAATTTGATCTGGTACATTGACATCTTTACGTTTTACAGCTTCTGCTAGTCTATCATTTAGAATTCTTTGTAGACTATTTTCGCCTGTCTGTAACATTTCTATTACACTTTGGCCTTGTATAGAAATATCAGTTTTAAGCTGTGAGTATATTGTAGAATATGCTTTTTCATTCCACGGATACGCTTTTATATCATACTCGCTGCCTTTGCCTGTTACTTTCATCTGCACAGTCATTAACTTTAACGGAATATATTTTGTAGTCTTGTCAATCTGTGCATTTTGTGTGTTTGCATCCAGGTGGCCTTTAAATTCAATTGTCAGCAATAAAGGAACATCTAGATAATTTTTGTGACCTGCTGTTAACGCAGCCGTCTGTAGAGATTCAAAAAATAATCCCATACTGTAAGGCTCAACAACTTTAAAACTTATGCCAGTTGAGTTAGTATTACCTGTAGTTTTTTCAAACCCAATAATTCCTCGAACTTCTAAATTTTCAATGAAAAAATCATACCCGCCTTGTTTATTATAAGGGGGCTTGTATGACAACGGTATTCTGTCCATTGGAGAACCGTTACCGCTTTTTAACATCAGCGGACCTATTACACCTTTTCTGTAAGTTTCATTTGGAAAATTAATAGATACATCATCTAATACACTCAATGTAAACAGATAATTTACAGATGAGTAGTAACTTAAAACGTTCGGTAGTCTTTCTCCTGGAGGAATACCTAGACTTTCTATGGTTAATTTTTTTGTAGCATTTTCAAATAGGTTACCAAAATTGTCAACGTTCTTTTTGGCATTTTGTATTGCGGTTTCTGCTGTGGACAATCCAGGTATTGCTCCTGTGATGTTTGAAAAAGTTTTTTCAATTCCCTGTCCAATTGAACCTATTGCATTTTTTAATGTGTCGCCGGCAGAACTTAACCCCTGAGCCAGACTTGAAGACGACAGAGTTTTATTAACTTTAGTGCTTAAATTTGTGGCGGCGGCGCCTACATCAAAACCAAATCCCATTTTATAATCCTAATACTTTAAATAGTCCTGCTTTTTTAGGAATGTAAATTTCAGTTCCTGGGACAAAATCGTAAATTGGGTCTTGTAGCCTATCTAAATTTCTTTGAGTAAAGACCCACCATAACTTATGTGTGCCGTAGAGGTCATAGGCCAACAAATCTGGTCTATGAGTATATTGAGGTTCAATCTTATAAACAAAATCATCTGCTTCGGCAGCAACTGGACGAATTGCTAAAATATCCAGATAGTTTTGTATAGTTTGTGTATTGTACCAAGGACTGGTACCAGCATATCTAGCAGCCATTAAATGTATCCTCCAGAAATATATTCACCGCTGACAAATTTCTGTAGACTGAACTGTCTCATTGCTTCTCTACTGTAGATTGGTTGTAGAGTAACAGTCATTGAACTTTTTACCGGTACCCATGAGTTACCAGCAGATCCAAATGGGCCGCCGTTAGGTAATGGTTGGCCTGTTAATAGGGCGCCGACACCGGCAATGGCCCCACCAATAGCTCCTGCTTGACCTAGTTGATTAGCTAATCTATTATTTCCTAGCGCACCAGCAAGGCCTGCTAGCTGGCCAACAGTGCCAGAAATACCGGCAATTGAAGATAAGACTCCGCCTCCTGCGGAAGTGCCTACTGCTGCTACAGCAGCAGAAGTATTGATATAATTTACGTCAGCGGGCAATTCGATTGTAAAACTTTTTACAACAACGGGTACATTTTTAAAAACATAATCACCGTAGCCGTTTAATTTTAAAATTGGTGGAGGGTTACCTTGTAGTGCGCCGTCGCCTGTGAACATTTTTGTACAGCTACGCAACATATGAACTGCGGCCAGCCAATACGCACCCTGTGCAGAATCTTCAACGTTAAAAGGTGCAGTTATTTGAATAGTATCTGCTCTACTGCCTGTATAATGTATAAAGTTATAGTTTTGATGAGTTAATGCCACATCTTCATAGTTGGCAGAACTAGTTATGCTGATACTAGGAGTATAAGGAAAAATTAATCCGTTAGCTTGAACTAATGGTTGTAGGATTCCACTGCTCTTAAAAGCTGCCGGAACACTTAAACGCACACGCCAGTCGCCAGCAGCGTCATCACCGCCAAAACTTACACCTGCAGGGCCAGTGGCTTGTGTTCCGTTGGCGCCCGGTTTGGCTCCTAAACTTCGTAATGCGGAGATTAATCCAGCTGGATTAGATAAATTATTAAGGGCACCGGCTAGCGCAGAAGCCGTTTTAAGCCCGCCTTGAAGTGCCCCTAATGCACTATTGGCAGTACCAAGTGCCGAAGAAGCCGCTTTTGTTACTGTATCTATACCTGGAATCATTATTTTTCCCCTTTGGTGTATTATTTAGTTGACAAAATTAAGTGCATAGTTTATAATGTTAGGAAACTAGGAATAATATGAAAGTTAACTATCTTAATAACAAAGATCTATTAGACGAAATACATAAAAGCAAAAATACATTCTGTTCGTTTTCTAAACCAGAATATCATCAATACGATATTATTTTACCTAGTTTAGAAAAGATCAACATACGTACTGTTGCAGAAGCCAAACGTAATCGTGCTAAACGTCTTTCTCAAATTGAATTTGAATCCCGCAAAGCAGCCGGAGAAAAAATCAAGCAGGCAGACTGCGAAATAGATTATAAAAAAATCCCCAAACTAGATTTAGTGTTTAGAATTATGACGTTTGATCATATTCCTCTAAACAACACTCGTAAAAAGAATCCTAAAACACTAGCAGACCATAGAGACAAAGTAAACTTTCCACCATTCCAGCATTGGAAATTTAATGATGCTGATATATTAGAGTGTGTGGGCAAGAGTCACTGGAAGGGCCCGTTGGATACTGGTAAGTTTGATAAAGATCACGGGCAGGTCACTAATACACTGGCTCGCATGTACATCAAACTCTGTGAACGATATGCTACCCGTGGCAACGTTCGTGGCTACACCTACAATGATGAAATGAAAGGGCAGGCTATTTTACAGCTTACACAGATTGGTCTACAGTTTGATGAATCAAAATCAAACAACCCATTTGCTTATTTTACTGCCGCTGTTACCAATTCATTTGTTAGAGTAATTAACATTGAAAAACGAAATCAAAATATTCGAGACGATCTGCTAGAAATTAACGGCATGAATCCAAGTTACACTAGAACAGGTGAAGGAGACTATGCCAATGCGGTTCGTCGAAATGAAACAGCTGAGGATTGACAGATATAAAAATTTACACTATACTGTCAGACAGGAGAAATAAATTTGAGTAACCTTTTTAAAAAAGCAGCACTATTCACAGACATACACTTTGGATTAAAATCAAATAGTTCTGTACATAATCAAGATTGTGAAGACTTTGTCGATTGGTACATTGCTGAAGCTAAAAAAGCTGGCTGTGATACTGGTATTTTTCTAGGCGACTGGCATCATAATCGTAATTCATTGAACATTACCACTATGGATTACAGCCTTCGCGCACTGGAAAAGCTGGGCAAAGCATTTGATCAATTCTTTTTCTTTCCAGGAAATCACGATCTTTACTACAAAGACAAACGTGACATTCATTCTGTTGAGTTTGGCAAGTATGTTCCGGGCGTTGAGATTATTCACAAGCCCACAACTTCTGGCGATGTAACCATGTGTCCGTGGTTAGTAGGCGATGAGTGGAAGAAGATGGAAAAACTTAAGAGTCGTTACATCTTTGGTCATTTTGAATTGCCATTGTTCTACATGAACGCCATGGTACAGATGCCCGATCACGGTGAGCTACAGGCCACACACTTTAAAAATCCTGAATATGTGTTCAGTGGACACTTCCACAAACGACAGCACAAACAGAATATTGTCTATATTGGCAATGCATTTCCACACAACTATGCAGATACTTGGGATGATGATCGAGGTATGACCATCATGGAATGGGGTAAAGCACCTGTGTATATGCCATGGACTGAACAACCTACATTTAGAACGCTGAAACTCAGTGAGCTTATTGACAAGGCTGATGAAATTATCAAACCTAAACAACATCTTCGAGTGAGTCTAGACATTGACATTAGCTTTGAAGAAGCTAGTTTTATTAAAGAGAAGTTTGTTGAAGATTACAACATACGAGAACTTACTCTTATTCCAGAAAAGAAAGAATTAGAAATTAACACTGACATTGACATTAAGAGTTTTGAAAGTGTAGACGAGATTGTCAGTAATCAACTAGTGAACATTCAAAATGGTACTTTTGACAGCAAGGTTTTGCTGAACATTTATAATAGCCTATGATAAAAATAAAAGAATTAACAGTTAAAAATTTTATGAGTGTGGGCAATCAGACTCAAGCTGTGGATTTTAGCAAAGAAAATATTACATTGGTACTAGGTGAGAACCTAGATATGGGCGGAGATGACAGCGGTAGCCGCAACGGCACAGGTAAAACTACCATTGTTAATGCTCTGAGTTTTGCCTTATATGGCACAGCACTGACTAATATTAAAAAAGATAACTTGATTAACAAGATCAATGGTAAGAACATGTTAGTTACTCTTACCTTTGAAAAGAACGGCAACAGTTATCGCATTGAGCGTGGCAGAAAACCTAACATTATGAAGTTTTTTGTCAACGATTCAGAAATGGCAGCTGGTGAAACAGATGACTCACAGGGCGACATGCGTGAAACACAGAGAGATCTTGACGAGCTCTTCGGGTTAAGTCACGACATGTTCAAGCACATTGTTGCACTAAACACCTATACTGAACCTTTCTTAAGCCTTAAAGCCAATGAACAACGAGAAATCATTGAGCAGTTATTGGGCATTACTCTATTAAGTGAAAAAGCTGAACTGTTAAAAGAACAGGTACGTATTACCAAAGAAGAAATTCTACAGGAAAATGCCAACATTGAAGCAACTAAAAAGAGCAACGATAAGATACAGCAGAGTATTGATGGCTTGTTTACTAGACAAAAGGTTTGGATCAAGCAACAGCAAGAAGACTGTGAAAAAATTGCTGCCAGCATTATAGAACTACAGGCTGTTGACATTGAAAAAGAAGTTCAACAGCACAGCCGACTCAAAGTCTATGAAGAACAGGCTGCAAAAATCAAAAGCCTAAACAAAGAAAAGGCCACACTGGAAACTGCTGTGATACAGGCAGACAAGCAGGTTAAAAAATATCAGAAAGAACTAGAACAGTTAAAAGATAAAGCCTGTCCTGCCTGTGAACAAGAGTTACACACCCACAAGCATGAAGAAATGACTGCCACTGCTGAAAAAAATCTAGCTGACAGTATGACATATCTTCAGGGTGTGGGTGATAGCTATGCCACAGTAGTTCAAGAACTAGAACAGATTGGCGACATCAACGGTCGGCCAACTACCTATTACGATACTATTGAAGAAGCACTTAAACATCAGAATAATCTTGCCAGTTTGGAAACAGCCTTGGCTGCAAGACAAAAAGAGACTGATCCGTATCAAGAACAGATTGACGATCTTAAAAATACTGCTATTCAAGAAATCAGTTGGGATAAGATCAACGAATTTACCACACTTAAAGATCATCAAGAGTTTTTATTAAAGTTACTGACAAACAAAGATAGTTTTATCCGTAAAAAGATCATTGATCAAAACTTGGCGTATCTTAACAATCGATTAACTTTCTATCTAGATAAGATGGGCTTGCCGCATACTGTGGTATTCCAGAATGATCTTAATGTAGAAATCACACAGCTGGGTCAAGATCTAGATTTTGATAACCTGAGCAGAGGTGAACGTAATCGATTGATACTTGGTTTGTCGTGGGCATTCCGTGATGTGTGGGAAAGTCTATATCAAAACATTAATCTATTGTTTGTTGACGAGCTCATAGACAACGGATTAGATGCCAGCGGTGTTGAAAACGCACTAGCTGTGCTTAAGAAGATGGGCAGAGAAAGACAAAAGAACATTTTCCTTATCAGTCATAAGGATGAATTAATAGGCCGTGTTAATAATGTACTAAAAGTTATTAAAGAAAACGGCTTTACCAGTTATGCCAACGACCTAGAAATAATTGAATGAGTGATGATATTCATAACAGATTATTAAAAACTGTTCATGCGTACTTTAAAAAGAACCAAGAATGGGAAAATAGACAGACACATGTGTCAGGCATAGAGGCACGACGATTATTAAGTGAAATAAGAAGGCTAGCATCAGTAAGGCGCGACGAAATACAGGCAGTAAGAGCAGATAAACCTAAAACAAAATCTCCAAAATACAGGCAGTCAATTTTAAAAGATCAAGGTAATAAAGATGCTACATAACTGATGACGTGGTGTTATCAAAATCAAGTAGTAGAAGAAATCCCCGAAGGCTATATCGGATTTGTTTATCTTATTACCAATCTTAAAACCGGACAAAAGTACATAGGCAAGAAACTAGCACAGTTTAAAAAAACTAAACCACCACTCAAAGGCAAAAAACTTAAAAGAAGAAGTATAGTAGAAAGCGATTGGCGCGAGTATTATGGCTCTTCAGATAGGTTAAACGCAGACATCCAAACATTAGGTCCGGAAAATTTCACAAGAGAAATACTTTATCTTTGCAAAAGCAAGGCAGAAATGTCATATCTAGAGGCAAGAGAGCAATTTGAACGTAGAGTTTTAGAATCTGACGACTACTATAACGGCATTATTAACGTAAGAGTAGGCGGTTCAAACATACTCAGGCAACGATTACTAGAACAATCACAGGCAAAATCAAACGGTTAACGCTCAGCGCAGGCTAATTTCGTGCGCCCAAATCCCTGGTGATGTCTCGGGGTAAGGAAATCTCTCGCCGTTGTGAGTACTCAGTAACTATCCTTTACAGGACGATGATCAGATATGCCTACATACAACTGATTTTACTGTTTGAGAATAATTTAACAGGCTAAAAGAGGGAGAAAAACCCGCGGCTATACTTGTGTTAGCGTACATTTATAGACCCGCCGTTGTGATAAAGACTCAGCTCGTGGTACCGGACAACCGCCACTGTAATGCTGTAACGCTAGTGTGACATGTTCAACTCAGATAATGTTTCATTTTTTGCCCGCAAGGGCAA